CAACAATTTTTCGATTGAAGGAATTAAGTCTTGATTAGCCTTTAACCATTCTACAGAATTTTCAAAGTTCATACCCATTAATTCATTTTGGAAAGTATATCTTCCTCTATTATAAACGAATATTCCTTTTTCAACTCCCTTTCTGATTAACGACTTAATCTCTCTACTCTCATCATTCCATTCATCAAGAATTAAGGTAGGCTCTAATGCAGACTTTTCATAAAGACTTCTCTTTATTACTCCATCAGAAGAACCAGGCTTAACTGTAACTAAAAGTATTCTTGCGAAATCTTTTAAATCTTCTCCACTAAGTTTTGCTATAATAGCATCTGCTTTAGTCGATAAATCTTTTGTTTCCACAAACTTATCAGCATCTTGATTATGATCAACAATCTTTAACGTTGGTGTAGCACCTTTTACGTAGATTGGATGTAGGCTTACCTGCATATAGGTAAGCCTATCATTCAAGTTTTCCATATTTAAATACAATGTACGTTTGATTCTTAAAACTCTATGGTTTCCATGTTCATCAACGTATGGTCTATACACACCATTAACACCGTATCCTCTTAGCGTAATTGTTCCTGTTTTTTTAGGGTTTATCAATCTTACTTCTACATTACCCGAATTAGGAGCATTAGAAGCAAGTTCTTTTACCTTAGCATTTGATAGCTTTTCCATTTCCATTTCTTTATTCTATTAAAAAGGTTATTATTAAAAATAATTAATTACGCAAATACTAACTGACCACAAGAAAGCGGGTTTCTTACGATTATACCTGATTCACATAATACTTCAACAGTAAATGCATCACGTCCGTTAGCAGCACTCATTGACTTTTGGTCAAAAGGATTTACCATACCAGCGATATACTTGATAATCATTCCTCTATCAATACCACCAGCACCTTTCACTTTTCTTTCAATGTTTGCTACACCATCAGTAACACCCATATCTAAGAATACCATTCTGAAAGATTCTTTAGGATAACCAGTTGCAGGGTCAATATCATTTCCATGTAAGTTTGGATCATCAAACAATGGATTGTGTACTAACGTCATTCTTGAACCTAAAGCATTATAAGTAGTGAAGTTCACACCTATTTCAGTTTCAGCTCCAACAGCAGCATCATATACTAAGTTACCAGAAGGATAAACTAAATCTTTCATTGCTTCGTGGAATGCAACTTTACCTGCTGTTCCTGTGAATACAAACCAATGAGCGTTTTTGTTTCCAGTATTTAATTGTAACTGAGCTAAGAAATCAGTTAAGATTTTTTCAGTTAATTGACCACCATAAGTATCGATGTTTGCAGAATCAATCTGTCTTAAAACACCATCACCTTTAACGATAGGCTTACCATCATTTCCAATTACAGTAGAGTTACCGTTTGCATCCATTGTAGATACAGAATACCAAGAATCTAATTCTTTTTGGTACAAGAACTCTTCTCTCATTAACTTCTCGTCAGTAAAGAACCATAATCTTTGTCCTCCATTCTCAATCCAAGTAATATCAGTTAAAGCTGAACCTGTAATTGATTTTGACTTTCTGTTAATACCAATATGGTTGATATACCAATCTGGGTAAACGTGGTTTTCGTAACCTCTTTCTGAACCTTCAGGGAAAGCAGAACCAACAGTATTAACAGTAACTCCTGCCGCTACAGCACCACCAGCTACATCTAATTGTAACAATGGATCGTTAGTTTGTAATTTGAAAGTAAATGTGTACCCACCTGCAGAAGCAACTGGCTCACCCATTACGATAGCTTGAACACCACCTTTGAATCTAACAACATCATTTGGATTGATGTAGTTTTCTTCAAACTCAACTGTGAAAGAAGCATGCCCTAAACCTGTTCCAGCAGATGTACCAGTACAAGTAGATGGTCTGTTCAATCTTCCTAAGATTGGCCATCTAAAAGCATTTTCTCCAATTAATTCTTCTTTTGCAAATCTACTTGTTCCATCAAGGAAGTAGTTTAACGAATACTGAGGATATTGACGAATCATCGTTTTAGCTATCTCAGGATATTTTAATAAATTCGTAGTTAACGAATTTGATTCTATGGTTTCTTTACCATAAGTTCCGCTATGAAATTTCATAAGGCTTAAATTTTTTTAGTTTATAAATAATTTATTTGCCGTGCACAAATTTCTTTGGGTCAAATCCATCATCTGAATCTGGACCTTTAAATCTTTGTGTTCGTGAAACTTCCGGATTCCCAATATCATTAAGAATCGATTCTTTCCCTTTGTTAAAGTTTTCGCTACCAATAGCCTTTATGATTACGTCTTTATTTTTCCATAACCAAGCAGACTGCGATAGACTTTCACTATCCTTTAATATATCATTCAAGTAATTACCACTTGTAATATATTTAAGGTGCCCTTTTTGAACTTTTTCAAGACTTGCATCGTCTTTCGCTATCTTCATACCAAACATTGTTTTAGTATTCTTGATATGTTCAGTTAAAAGCTTTACACTTTCTTCACGCTCTTGCTCTTGCTTTGCATTCGCTTCCTGCGTAGATTGTGTAATATGTTTTTGTTCATTTGTAATTGCTCTATCAATAGTTTTTCTAATTTTCTTAGCTTCTATACCTAATAGGTTATTATCCATATAAGTATCTATTGCTTCTTCTATATCTTCATCAGAAAAACCTTGTTGCTTTAAATCTAATCTAACTAATTCTTCATCTTCTTTAGATTTCAAATTATTTAGCTTTGTAACTTTTTCATTTGTTACAACACCACTATTAGATAATTTTTCTTCAAGCTCTTTATTCCTTGCTTCTAATGTTTCTACAGTAGATTCTAATTCGATTAATGCTTCCTTAAACTCTTTTGGAGTCTTAGCTTCTAATCCAATTTCTTCTGCAAAAGCTTGAAATTGCTCATCATTCAAAGAACTCTTTACTTCATCATCAGATGAATTATCTTCATCTTCTGTATCATTCTCTTTATTATCGTTAGTAGCACTATCATCTACATCTTCCTCATTATCATATCCAGCCCATTCTAATCCATCACTCGAATCATCTTCTTCACCACTATTAGAACTATCATCCTCACTTTCCTCATCATTTTTAGTAACTACATTACCCTCTGTAAATTTACTTGGGTCAAAGCCACTTCCATCATCACCACCACTATCATCGCCATCATTATTACTTTCGTTTTCATTGGTTGCTTCATTTTCTGGAATAACTTTTTCTTCCTCATTTGATGCATTTTCGTTAACATTTTCCATAACTTTTCTTTTAACAATTAATACAAATATATTTAATTTTCATTAACATTTCCATTTTCTTGCATTTCTTCTGCATTAGCCTGAGATAACATAACCTCATCTAACTTAGCTCTACTCTGTTCAGTTTGCATATTTTCTTTATGCTCCAGGTCCGTATTTTGTTTTTGTATCTGACCTGTAATATCCATTTCTTTAACAGTAATATCTGTTTCAGCTTTAATCTTAGCAACTTCTAATGGTATCTCCATTTGTTTAGCCGCAATTTCATTTGCTTGTTCTTGTGCTGCAACTTTTCTTTCTTCAAGATCTGCTTGCATTTGAGATATTGCTTCAAGACCATCAGTTAAAATAGATTCAACTTCAGATGAACTTTCAGAGTTTACAGCTTTAATAACTGACAATGGGTCTATAGCGCCAGTAGAAGAGAACCTTTCAATCAACATCATCATTTCTTTCTTACGCTGAACTTCTTTACCACTATTCTCAATAAAGATACCATACTCATCAAGAGCAATAGATTTATCTATTTTGAATGTTTCCATTCCAGTATCTCCAAAAATATTAGCCATTCTACCTTCTTTACCCCAAGCAGTTTTCATTAATGCTGCCATTGATTGGAATACCTCACCAACAAGAGTATAGTGTAAGTCAAATAATGGAGCAGTAATTAATGTAGATTGCATTACATTTCTTTCAGTAACACCAACCAAATCTCCTGATTTCTGAACACCTGCACGAGAAGCACTTATTCCAGTTAACTTGTCAGCAGTTTCTTCAAGCATAACTTTTAAGTTAATCATTTGAGCAACAGATTGACTTAATGTAAAGTCAACTTGCTGGAACTGATTAAACCCATTAGTCTGCATTCCCTCAGCTTTATTATTGATAAGGATAAGACCTGTATTTTTAGCGTGATAGAAAACATCTTCTAAAGGTATGTTCTTAGGTTTTTGAGATACATCATAAACAACAGCTTTACCACCGCTTCTTGACATTGCTAATTCAATATTATACATAACTATATTAATAAGTATCTGTATATTTTTAAGTGAATCAACAATTGATAATGTATTTCCATTGAAACCATTTCTAATAATACCATGATAATCTAAAGTAGTATTAGCATAATTTTCTTCGTATCGTATTTGATTAGGCTTAACACCCCAATCAACTAACTCATGACCAACAAGTGTTGCTTGTCTAATCTCTGTAATAGGTCTTTCAACAAGTTTCTCTCCTTTCTTAGCCTTATAAGTATCTTTAACTTTTTTGTAATGTGGTACTTCTGGATTGTATGGATTTTCAGATACTTTATGTTTTAGCATCTTAATACTTCTCCACTGTAATTCTACTACCCTAACCTTTATTCCTTCTCCATCTGCATTTATATAATTATCCATTAAAGGAAAATTATTGCCAAGAGAAGACAATCCTTTGTTTTGAAGTTCCTCTAACCAATCAACTTTCTCTTTAGTTAGCTTATGGCCATGCTGGTCAATTACTTCGTTTATAGTGTACCAATTATCGACACCTGCATACTTAGAATCTTGTAATGATTCTTTATCAGTATCAATATCATAAATCATACATCGAGGATCTACTCTTTCTACATAAGGGTCGCCATCCTTAATAAAAGTTCTATAAAACTCCTTACCGGTAATTCCTAAATCATAGAACCCACGCTTAAATGTTTGTTTAAGCTTCCATCTTTGAATACAAAAGGTAATTCCAACGTGTACCATTTCCTCAACGGCATTACGGAATTTTAATTTCTTATATCTTTCTATATCTGGTGGTACTTCTTGTCCTACTTGTTCATCAGGAATTGGCATTCCTATAGTAGCTTCGATTTCTCGCCTGATTGGTCTTAATAAAACCTCTGATGCTAACGTTATCTTTTCTTCATTCTTTCTACGTATAGCATTTCTGTTGATAACATTTACAGAAAACTGTAATGGTTGACTTATTAACTCTCCCGCTAATAAATCTAATTTTGGCATTATTACTGGATAATTAACAAACCTTGCAGGGGAAGTCATACCATACATATCGGTAACATACTTAAACTGCTTTTGGTCGAATTCTCCTGCTGCAATCAAATAATTCTCATGGTCTTTCCTCCTTGAATCTATAAATGCAGTGTAATCTCTATTGCGTATAAGTACGGCCTCAACAACACTTTTGTGCCATTCTTCCGTTTTATCCTTTTCAGGGATATTCTGTTTAGGAAAATCCATAGGTAACTAATTATTCATCTAAATCGTAATCAAAAGTAGGTTTTCTTTCTGAATTACCAAAAGAATTATTTTCTCTTTTAATAACTGTTACAATTCCTTGACTATCTCTATTAAATGACGGCAACCCATCCATCTTATCTTTATTCTCTAATTCATCTTTACTCATAATCTTTTTAGTTGCATCCATATCGTGTATTAAAGCCATTCCAAAAGACATAACTCTATCCGTATTTTTTACACCATACTCTGACAATTCAACTAATAATTTAGGGAAATAAATATCTTCCCAATGCTTTTTCACGTACTCATCAACTAATTCAGTAAGTAATTTCTTTTGAAACGACTTCATATGAATACCATATTTATTTGTTGCTTGACTCCATGGACTATCAGCTGAACGAGGTCTTTCTTTTAAGTATCTCGTCATTTTATTCGCTATAAAGTATTTTAAGAAAGCATCATCATTGTACTCGACAAGTATTTGTGAATCATAAAATATAGCTAACTTTAAGCAATTCTCATAAAATAATTCTTTACTATAAGGTCTATCAGTATAAAATGCAACAGGTAATTCTCCAATAGTATTTTGACCTACAAATCTACGATACACACACATAGAACCTAAAGACCTGCTTTTTTGGTCCGAAGCTTTCTTTTTTAATTCTTCAAGCTCATCATCTATATGGTATGGATCTACAGCAGATAAATGAGCATTAACCACACCG